TCCCGTACCCCGTCCATGTGGCAGTGAGCGCGTAGCAGCAGGCAGTCCTTCAGCTCCGGGTCCCGTATGCGCCGCACAACGTAAAAGTCGTCCGGGTGGATGAGCTTGATGTCATCGTCTTCGTCGTCCGCACCCTTTACCTTCTTGTATACACCGCCGTTCACGCCTCGGAAGTACGGTGCCGGATAGGGCGGGATGACATACACCTGCGGCTCTGCATCCTTGGCAACAGGGGTCCCAGTGACGACTACCCCTTCGTTATTCTCCGGCTCCTTGACCCGATTGCCCAAGCTAATGGGAGATTTGACCTTCCCCCAGTTAGGACAGTCTTGGCATACGCCGGGGTTGTACTCGTCGAACCGAGAGCACAGGTACGGCCCCTTGATGCGGTTGAACTTCTCCTCGGTCTCGCCGGGATCGTAGTCAGGGTGGTTCTTGGAGATGGCCTGAGCTGCTTTCAAGCCCTCCGTGGTGAACTTGGTTATGGATAGACCAGCGCGCCATAGCGGCTCGTCCACTTGGTCTTGATGGCGGATGATGTACGCCAGTTGTGCGCACCCTTCACCCGCCTTGGTCTTAGCGATGATCTGTTTGAACGAGGACTCCTTGTTCCCCGCCAGTGCGTTCATGAGCGCCGTGCTCTGCTGGGCATCTACTTTCGGCGCAGGCATAAACACCGAGAGCTTGGAGGCGAAGTCGTCTAGGTCAACGGGTGAGGACAACTCCTTGCCGAGAAGTTCGACCAGCTTGGGGTCACCCTTGTAGTGATGCGTCCCAGGCACCCGCAGTATTCGTGCGGCGTCAGCCGTTACGGCAGCATCAACTTCCAGCCCCTTAGACGCACAGGCCCGCTTCAGGCGCTCAGCTACATCCCGCCAGCGCTCCACCGAAACCGCTTCGGTAGTGGGCCAGTAGACGTGCACACCACGCCCCGAGCTAACGAGCTGGGGCTTCGGCAGGCTAAGTTGTTTGCAGAATTTCTGAAGGGCTTCGATACCCTCCATCTGCGTTGCGTAGGGTTTACCCGGTCCGCAGTCGATGTCGAGAAAGAACGACCGCAATTCAAGTGCGTTCTCTACGGTCCGTTTGTTCTCTGGCCCAAAGGTAGCGAGGGCAAAAAAGGTGTCGTACCCAGCTTCGTCTAACTCGTTGGCCCTAGCTATGACTTCATCAATGGAGGTGTGAAAATCTTGCCGCAGGCTCTCGTCAGTCTTGCGAGCTGCGAAGGTGCAATAGCGACCCTCTCCCCCCAGCACACGCTGCAAAAATTGTTTTGTGTCCATATCCCACCTGATTGATAGAGACACCGCGACAGGGGCGCTGCAGTACCCTTTTCGGCGTTAGCCTAGTCGCGGTGCGGGGGACTACTCGTCGTCCCAAAGTGAATCAACGATGTCGTCGAGTGCTTCGTCTTGCGCCGGAGGCGGGGCCGCATTCTTCTTCACGGCCTTCTTCGGCTCCTCGACAACTTCGTCTTCAGCGACCTCTGCTTCCTCGATAGCATTGGCTCGCCGCTTGGGAGCGGGCTTGGGTGCTTCTTCTTGCACCGTCACCTTTTGGACACCATCGGTCTGTGCGACAGTCATGGTGATGGCCCGCTTCGTGTCCTGATGCTCGCGCATCTCAAGAGCTTTTTCCAGCTCCTCTTCCGTGAGCGGACGTACGGGCTTGAAGAACAGCTTGGGAACTTCACTGTTCTCGTCGAAGTACATCTCCGTCACGAGAGCCACGGCGGGCATATCGTTGGCACGAAGGAACTTCGCGTAGGCTTGCATCGGCATCTTGTTGTCCTTCGCTTCGCCGAAGATAGACGTAGCGGGGAGCTGGAGCTGATACACCTCACCGAGCTTTTGCGGGAAGGCGATGGCAAGACGCTGCGAGAATCGACAGGCCCGACCGTTACCCATGCCTGAACCCTTCACGTTCTGAGGGCAGTCCATGCAGCGCGATGCCTGACGCTGATCTTCCGGTACCTCTGCTGCAGGGGTGTTGGTATCTGCCGACCAGCAGGTGGGAGCGGACACGGCCTTGGGGTCGTAGGTTCCCTCGTAGTAGGTCCGAGCGATCTTGGCGGCGTCGATGATGACCATTTCCATGGAGTCGTTCTTGCTGACTCGCATCTCTTCGCCGTTCACTACCTGACGGAACTTGCCACCACGCAGACTGATTCGGCGATTTTGTGCGCCGCTGCCAGCACCGCCGGACAGGTTATCGTTAAGGTCTTTCAGCTTGGCAAACAAGTCACTGCTGACCAGCGAGTTGCCTTTGAACACATCTACATCACTCATAAACGTTCTCCTCAAAGATCATCGTCAGCGGATAGGTCAGCAAGGGGGTCCTCTTCTGGTAACGGCGCGAGGGTAACCTCGTCTTCCCCGCCGTCACTGAACGAGTCTTGCGTAAGAACCGTCTCCGGTTTTTCTTGCTTCGGTGCACTGGCAGTAGCACGAAGGGTAGTTTCAATGTCCTGCAAATCGAAACGGTAGGTGTTGCCCACCTTGATATACGTCCCGGCAGGTAGCTTCTTGCTCCTAACCCACCCGCGCACGGTCTGCACCGATACGGCAAAGTGAGCAGCAAGCTCTTCGGTTGTTACATACTTCGGGCCCATAAGCACTCCTATTTTTTCCGTACGGATACGACGTACTCAGATTCCACATTCAGCCCCGGTGGAACCATCTCGGGGTTTTCCTCCAAGAACTGCCCCACGTTCTTCTGGTTGAGGCGCTTGTCAAAGAACTCGGGTAGCTGATGCTCAAGCACAAACTTGTACATAGACTCCCAGTCGCTGGTCCAATAACGACGCTTCACCTGACGGTAGAACGTGCCCTCGGTGGTCTTAACGCTCTCGACGTTGTGCTCCTTGCAGTGGTCCAGCAGGGCTTCTTTGATCTTATCCTGCCGGTCCAGTAGCACTTGGTCTTGAGCACGGAAGTCAGCAGCCAACTGGGACCGCTGCTCGCGTAACTTAATGTACGCCTTGGTCAACTTCTCAAGCGGTATAGATTGTGTCATGCGGGTTCTCCTCTCAAGAGACCGTGACAATAAACGCTAAAAACTATCTAGTCAAGTATCTCCTTGTACAAATCTATCATTTTCGTATGTATATCTATACGTCCGTCTAACAAACTATAAACACGTTTCTCCACGCCGGAGCCTTGGAGCTGTACCACGGTGCACTTGTGCTTCTGCCCTGAGCGGTGCACCCGAGCATTGGCCTGAGCATAGGTCTCCAAGGAACTCGTAGGCCCCCACCACACGACAGTGTTCGCGGCGGTAAGGGTCACCCCATGGGCCGCTGCCTGCGGCTGAATGATGAGCACTCGGGGGTCGTTCTGCGTCTGGAACCGCTTGAATATTTCCGTCCGTTTGCTGGCGGACACGTCGCCCCGGATGATGTCGCTGGTGATGCCGTCTTTCTTGAGGCGCTCTGCGAGGATGTCGATGACGTGCTTGAACGGTACGAAGATCAGCACCTTCTGGCTGGACTCGTCGATAACCTCTTTGAGCACGTTGTAGCGGTACTTGATGTCGAACTCTAGGGTCTCTCCGTCGTCGGTGTAGACCGCACCGCAACTTATCTGCATCAGTTTGTTCATCATGATCGCCGCGTTGGCGGCAGTGATCTCCTCCCCTGCTGCCTGCAGGATCATGCGCTCGCGGAGCACCTCGTAATACTTCTTCTGCTGAGACGTGAGGGGCACCTCACGTTTGACGTACGTCATCTCCGGCAGGTCTAGGCACTGCTCCTTGGTGAAGCGTATGGCTGGCTGGAGGGCCCGGTACACCACTTCGGTGGCGTTCTCTTTCGGTACCCACTTGAAGCGCGTGACTTGGTGCATCACTTGATCGCGGAACGTGCTCATGAACTTCGGTATACCTTGCGGGTTGACCATCTTTGCAAGGCCGAAAGCGTCGATGGGGCTCTGAGCTGCAGGGGTACCGGTCATCATCCACAGCCAAGTGTCCGCCTTGATGATCTTGTTCAGAGTCTTCCAGCGTTTGGTCTGGGGGTTCTTATAGTGCGTCGCCTCGTCCACGATGATGAGGTCAAAGCCCCCA